CCCCTTTTCTAGGTTACCTAAATTTTCAAAAGAATTAATGTTATGTGATTCCGAAATGAAGCTTTATAATTATTTCAATCTAACAGAAGAAGAAATACAGTATATTGAAGATAATGTTAAATAATTACATAGAACATAGTAGAAACCGTGAATACATGAGCGGTATTGAGCGTGACAAGCTTCGTGTTAAACAAACATCAGAAGTTTTCACGCCAACGGAACTGGTGCAAGAAATGTTGGATGAACTAGATCAAGAACTATTCAAGGATATATCCAAGAAGTTCCTAGACCCATCTTCTGGTGATGGACAGTTCCTAAGTGAAGTAGTAATTAGAAAAATGGAATTAAGTGGTTGTACATTGGAACATGCACTATCAACTACATACGGTGTAGAGTTGATGGAAGATAACGTAAAACTTTGTAAGGAGAGATTGGCAGGGCCGAACCCAACAAAGGAAATATTGGCAATATTGGACAATAACATAGTATGTGCTGACTCACTCAAATATCATTACAGGTTCGATGGCACACCACCTTATAGTACGGATCTAGAATTAAAATCAAATGAGTTCTTTTCTTTTTAAAAATAACTTCAAAATTATTAGGATATACGAAATATATTTCGTATATTTAGTGAAACGATAAAACTTTTTCTATGTCCCAACTCACAGGTACAACAATTAGTGCCAGTAATTTATTAGCCAATTCCATTGTTACTGCCAGTGGCTCGAGTACAGGTATTGGTATACCGCGGTACCGCGAAGTACCACCTAAACCTATTTTTATTTTCGGTGTACCTTCCGGCACACCCCACGTCGAGGTGGATAAGATTACAAATAAATTATTCGAAAGATTAACAGACTACCATGTATTGGTAATAGTAAATGCACACATTGGATACACAGCTAAAGTATATTCGGTATCAGGTGATTTTATACATGATTTAGATGATATAAAAAATTACATAAAATCGAAACTTTAACACGTTTTAACATTATGTTTTCCATATTTTCCTATATATATATAAACACCGCGAGTAGGAAAAGACTCGTAAATAAAACCATAAAAACTAAATATTAATTTTTAAATTCAAACACAATGGCAATTGACATTAATGCAATCCGTGGTAGACTGAACAAGCTACAAAACACACAAAGAAAATCTGATCTTCAATGGAAACCGACTCCTGGTAAACATCAATTGAGAATCGTACCTTACAAATATGACAAGGATAATCCTTTCATAGAATTATTTTTCCACTACAACGTAAACAACAAAACCTATCTGTCCCCAAGTTCATTTGGTAGACCTGATCCAATTGTGGAATTCGCCGAAAAACTGAAAAGAATGGGTGATAAAGAAGATTGGAAATCTGCAAAACAAATGGAGCCAAAACTTCGTACATTCGTTCCAGTATTGGTTCGTGGTGAAGAGGATCAAGGAGTAAAGTTTTGGGGATTTGGTAAAACTGTATATCAAGAAATTCTTGGTTACATTGCTGATCCTGATTACGGTGATATCACTGACCCGATTGCTGGTAGAGATATTTCGGTAGAGTATATTTCTGCAGAAGATGCAGGTGCATCTTACCCTAAGACAATTGTCAGGGTTAAACCCAACAAGACACCATTACATGATGATGTTGAAAAGGCAAAATCATTTATAAGTAATCAAGTTGAGGTTACGGAAATGTATTCGGAATTATCCTATGATGAACTTAACACCGTACTACAAGGGTGGCTGAATCCGGATGGTGATGGTGATACTACAAAATCGGTTACACAGGAAAATTTATCACCCAAACCGGTAACTGAACAAAGTGCACCATCGAGTACCCGATCACATCCAGTTGAAACCGAAACCTCAAACTCTAAACCGAGTGAAGTGGGTGCAGCATTTGATGCACTGTTCAAGAATAACTAAACCCCAGAAACATAATGGCAAAGAAAAAAGTGAGTAAACCAACTCCTGAGCTTGCCGATATTCTGGCTGATGAACTCAACAAATTTGATAAGACACAAAAAGTAGCATACTTTTTAGACCAACACGATTCCCCAACCGAAATAGATGGTTGGGTATCGTTTGGTAATGATGTTTTGGATTTAGTTGTTTCAAACAGGCCGAATGCTGGAGCTCCAATTGGGAGAATTATAGAAGTTACCGGGATGGAACAATCTGGTAAGTCCTTATTATCGGCACATTTACTAAAATCAACTCAACAGGCAGGCGGTGTAGCTGTGATGATTGATACGGAAAATGCGGTTAGTTTCGAATTCTTGGAAGCAATCGGAGTAGATATAAGTAAGATGATATATGTTCAAGCGGATTCGGTAGAATCGGTATTTGAACTAATGGAAGTTGTCATCGTCAAGATGCGAGAACATGGGAGTGATGTTCCAATGACCATAGTTGTTGATTCCGTGGCAGCCGCGAGTACCAAAGTGGAACTTGCCGCAGATTATGACCAAGCGGGATATGCGACTCAAAAGGCGATTATCATTTCCAAGGCAATGCGAAAGATTACCAATATGATTGGTAGACAAAAAATTCTCGTATCCTTTACGAATCAGTTAAGAATCAACTTAGCTGCAATGGCGTTCGGTGATCCCTACACCACAAGTGGCGGAAAGGCATTACAATTTCATGCATCTGTTCGTTTACGTTTAAAACCAAAAGGACAGATTAAACAAGGTGATAGAATTGTAGGAATGAAAGTACAATGTCAGGTCGTAAAAAACAGGCTCGGCCCACCAAAAAGAACAATGGAATTCGATATTTTCTTTGATAGGGGTATTGATAACTTTGGTTCATGGTTAAAGGTTCTTACAGAGGCCAAGGCCATCAAAAAAGGTGGGGCTGGCTGGTATACAGCTATAAATCTAACGACTGGTGAGGAATTCAAATTCCAGGCCAAGGATTTCGAGGGTATATTAAAAAATAACGATGATTTAAGACAACAGTTATATTCAGCTCTTTGTGAGGAAATGGTCATGAAGTATCAACAAGTGGATACATCCGATCCGGATAGCTTAACATTCACGGATTCAGAAGTAGATGAATCCGATAGAGTAGTTGAAGAAAATTAAAAATTAAATAAAGGTTATAATATATTTACAAGATGGTGTACATATACGTACCATCCAAAGTAAAGGACAATTACAATTAATTAATTGTCTTATAGATATTGGGTATATATTTAAAACAATATGGCAATATGATTGGGAAACTAATCAACAATATGAACTTAAAAAATTAATACAATTTATAAATGAAACAGTTACATAAAGATATTTTAGAATCAATAAAAACTCAGCCCGTCCGCCCGAGTACACGTAATGGTCGTGTACTTATAGTGGACGGGCTGTGACTGAACACCTTTATTCGATGTTGGTCAAGTATACCAACTATGAACGAAGATGGTGAACACGTTGCTGGTGTTACTGGTGTATTAAAATCAATAGGTTTAGCAATACGCACCGTGAAACCCACTAGGGTCATCGTAGTGTTCGATGGTAAGGGGGGATCCACTTCCAGAAAAAAGGTATTCAGTGGTTACAAGGAAGGTAGGGAAAAGAATAAATTAAGGGTAAATCGACAGTACGCTGATATGATGAACGAGGAAGATGAACGTACATCTATGAAACGTCAATACGTTTGGTTATCCGATATGATAGATCACCTACCCATGACAACCATGATGTACGATGGCATAGAAGCGGATGATGTTATGGCTTACATAGCAACCGATTTACTAAAAGAAGATGAGCAGGCGGTGTTGATGTCAACCGATAAGGATTTTTTACAACTTGTCAATGACACCACCATCGTCTGGTCACCTACTAAAAAGAAAATATATAACAAACAAACGATAAAGGAAGAATTTGGATTGGAATCTAAGAACCTATTGTTATATAGGGTATTGGATGGCGATGTCTCGGATAGAATTCCTGGAGTTAAGGGTGTGGGATTAAAGACTCTTTTGAAACGAATACCCGAAATCTCCGGTGAAGAACAAATGCAAGTAAGTGATTTACTTAGGTTGGCGGAAGAAAAACGTGGTAAAATCAGAATATATGATACTATATTGGAATCCAAGGAACAAATTCTAATGAACGAGAAACTTATGCAATTGAAATCTACCACCATGATAAATGGTATCTCCAAGATGAAAATCTTGGATCTATATAATGAAGAACTCAAACCAGTAAACAAAATGAATTTCTTCAAAGTTTGTATGAAGTATAAGGTTATCAACAATATGGGAGATATTAACAAGTGGCTACACACTACTTTCAGTAATTTGATTACAGAAAAATAATGGATACAAGTGAACAACTAGATACCTTACAAGAATTTGGCCATAGTTTTCAGACAAAAGTAATAGCAGCATTATTAACGGATATTAAATTTTTAGATTCATTATCCGATATAATGCATATTAAATTCTTTGAATCTGAAGCTAACAAATGGATTGTGGGGGAAATTATAGATTACCATAGACAATATAAGAAATCACCATCAATGGATGTTTTCAAGGTACAGTTATCGAAAATAGATGATAATAGTATCCTTAAAAAAACAGCGGTGGATCAACTCCGTCATGTTTATACAAGCGTGGGTAACCTTGATATGGATTATATTAAAAATCAATTCACTAATTTTTGTATAAACCAAAATTTAAAGGTAGTTATATTAAAATCGGTCGATTTACTAAAAATTGGTTCATATGATAAAATAAAGGAACTTACCGATGAGGCACTAAAAGTGGGTACACAAGTCGATTTGGGCCACAACTATACGGAGGATTATGCGGAAAGATATGATGAAGATAAACGAACTACGATAAAAACCGATTGGGATATAATCAACGACTTGATGAACGGTGGTCTGGGACCAGGTGAATTAGGTGTAGTGGTTGCACCAAGTGGTGTGGGTAAATGTATAGGTGGTGATTCAACAATTGAAATACAGTATGATGAAATCGGATTTGAATTAGATAATGGGTATATTTTATGGTGTAAACCTTGGTATGTAATTCAATTGAATGATAATATTAATATAACGGCAAAACAGGCTCAATTATTAATTTCCACCAATGGAAACGGTAAAACTATGTAAAATTTTATTTTTTTATATTTATATTAAACTATTATAATGGAATATATAGAATGTAAAATTTGTGGATTTGAGGGGAAGTCATTGACAAGTCATATAGCTCGGAAACATAATATGAAAATATCCGAATATAAATCTAAATATGGTGTAGATGTTGTTCAAATAATGCCAGAATCACAAAAACAATATCTTTCTGAATTATGGAAAAATAGAATGAAGGAATCTATCTGGCAAGATAAATATAATAAAAATAAAACTTCTATTTGGTCGGAGAAATATTGGATAAATTTGGGATATTCCAATCAAGGTGCAAAGAACAAAATTTCAGACATACAACGTAAGAATTCCAAGAAACGTGATTATGATAAATCACCTAGTACATTAACAAAGGAATTTTGGATTAATAGGGGATACTCAAATGATGAATCAAAGAAACTAATTTCAGATATACAGTCAAAATTATCAAACGTTTCTCCTAAGTTTAGTGGTAAAGCTCATAGTAAAAAAAGTAAATTAAAAACATCGAACTCTATGAGAAAATATATCACTAATTTTGGTAAAGATAAATGGGTTGGTCATTTTGGTGATTTTAATGATATAAAATACAGAAGTGAAGATGAAATAGATATATTTAATTTTATATCAAATGAATTAAAATTCCAAGCCCAATCTAATGTTTTTATATCTGGATATAATGTGGATATTATAGTAGGAAATAAAATAATAGAATATTTTGGAATTTTTTGGCATGCACATACTGATTTATTTGAAGATAATGACATGCATCCTATAATAAATAAAACTGCATTAGAGATTAGGAAATATGATTTGGATAAAATTAACACATTACGGAATTTAGGATACGATGTACTGGTTGTGTGGGAAAATGAATACAATATTAATAAAAAATTAATAAAAGAATCGATTCGTAAATATTTACAATGATACATAAAAGAACTATTACAGAAAAAATTAGAATTGATGATTTTTTCGAATTAAATAAAATACCTGAAATAGAAAATCATTTCGAAGATTTAGAATATGATATTAAAGTAAATACACCGTATGGATTTCACAAAGTCCCATCAGTTTGTAGAACTGTAAAACAAGTAGCGATTCGAATTTACTTTACCAATAATGTTACACTTGAATGTGGGTGGGAACATAAATTAAAAGTAAACGGTGAATGGAAGGAAGTCCGCGATATCAATATGGATACCGATATCATAGAAACCGAGAGCGGAACTACTAAAATTAGACGTATTAAGGAAAATAAAGAGAAAATTTTATATGATATAATGGTCGATACGGTTCACTGCTTTTATGCAAATGGTATATTATCACATAATACGTGGATACTAACCGCAATAGGTGCAGCCGCGGTAAAACAAGGATTGACCGTTGCACATTATTCAATGGAATTATCCGAATTTTACGTGGGTCAGAGATACGATACAGTGTTCACAGGAATACCGACAAAGGAACATCCTGATAGGCGGGATGATCTTGAATCAAAGATAAAAACACTCCAAGGAAAACTATTCATAAAATATTTCCCACCAAGGGGGGTAACTTCTAAAAAATTAGAACAACACATCGATAAGTTATCGGCATCGGGTAATAGACCCGATTTGATTATTGTTGATTACGCAGATTTACTGTTATCATCCAACAAGAACAATGATTCCACATACGCTGAACAAGGTGGTGTGTACATTGAATTACGTGGTATGAGTGGTGAAATGGGTATCCCTATCTGGACTGCATCTCAAACAAACAGATGTTGTGAAATTTCTGAACTGGTAGACACAAAACAAGGCAAAATTGAAATTGGTAAAATTAAAGAAAACGATGAAATTTTAACACACGATGGTTATAAAAAAGTAACAAGGGTTTTTCCAATTGAAACCCAACCTGTATATGAAATTACATTAAAAAGTGGAAAAACAGTAAAATGTTCATTACGTCACGAATTTCCTGTAAAATATGGAAAGCTTAAATCGTTAGAAAGTGGATTAAAAGTTGGTGACAAATTATTTACAAAAAAATCATAAAAAATTTGTGTATCCGTTCCGATTTTATAAAAGCCTTATATTTATAATAAAGAGACATTGTGGAATTATATTATAAAAACGTCGATCATATTTTAAGGGTGAAACCTTTTAATGAATTTGACAATATAACGGATTATATTATAGAACAATTGAATGGAGTTGTAGTGGAATTTACTAAACAGGAAATTCAAAGTAAATCATTACATATCAAAACTTTAATTAAATATAATGTAGATGGTAATTGGGTTGATAAAATAAATGAAAGTAAAAAGTTTGGAAATGATAGTAGTTCATTAGACTGCTTTATTACCAGATATGGTGAAAATATTGGGAAGCAATTATTTGATGAAAAGTTAAAAAACTCTATTATAACTGAAAAAGATTATATAATAAAATTTGGTAAACTATTAGGTAAATCTGAATGGAAGGAATTGTGTAAATCAAAAGGCAACTTTTCAGAACAACATTTTATAGATAAATTTGGTAAAAAACTTGGTAGACAAAAGTGGCAGGAAATATTGACCAAAAAATTAAAAACTCAAAAAGAGAATTTTAAGAATAAAAAATGGAAAAATGGACGAACACTTGAAGAATATCAAGAACGATATGGTATAGAAGATGGATATAATCGATGGAAATTGCGAAATGATAAACACAAATATAGATTATCCCGTGATTATTATATAGATAAATATGGTAAAGAACGAGGTTCAATTGAATATAGATTATATGTAGAACAAAATATTAGAAATTTTAAATCGACTGGTGGTTATAGTAAAATATCCCAACGATTGTTCAATCAAATTTACAATAAATTAAACCGAAAACTTCAAGAAAAATGTAAATATGCAACTTGCGGTGGAGAAGTTAGATTTTTTATGAATAATGATAAGTTATTTTTAACCGATTTTAAATGTGGTAATAAAATAATTGAATATGATGGAACATATTGGCATAGTTTTAATGATACACAAAACAATGACAAAATAAAGCAATCGTTTTTAGAAAGTAAAGGATATACTGTTTTAAGAATACCGGAATCAGACTACCTAAAAAATAAACAACAAGTTATAAACAAATGTATAAATTTTATAAATGAAACAACATAATTTAAATCCGAAAGATTTTGAAATGGATGAAATCGTTTCAATTGAATTAATCGGTGAACGAGAAACCGTAGATATAACAGTAGAAGATACTCATATGTTTTTCGCTAATGGTATATACACCCATAATTCAGGCATTGACTCGGAAGTAATTGAAGCCGATAAAATAGCTGATTCATATGCAAAGGTAATGAACGCCGATTTCATTATGAGTTGGAGTAGAAGGGCAAAGGATAAGTTGAACAACACCGCACGTGCACATATTATGAAAAATAGATTCGGGCCCGATGGAATCACGTTCCCATGTAAGATGGATACGTTTAACGGGGTTATAGAAGTTTATGATGGTAACTCCCCACAAGGTATAATAACATCCAAGGAAACAGAGAATGGTAACTCCGTTCAGAAACAATTACTTCATAAGAAGTATCTTGATACAATGGGAGTTATTTTGTTCCTTTTATCGGTTCTACCGATTTTGGGTACATAGTAAGAAAATAATCCAAATTTTAAAAACAAGTGTACGTTAAATGGTAAAATCGGAAGCATATAAAAAATTCATAAAACCCACAAAAAAGGTGGAACATCCAATACAATTCATAAAGGATTCGGGTAATCTGCTTGAACTTTTTGCTGGGTCGCGTTCCATAGGTAAAATGGGTGATATGTTGGGATTCAAAACCTTTTCAGTTGATTGGGAGGGATATGATGGAATTGATTTACAAATAGATATATCGGAATTAAATATGTACTATGTACCATTTGTACCCGATGTTGTGTGGGCATCACCCGATTGTACCACATATACCATCGCTGCTATTAGTAAACATCGAAATGGTACGAATCCTAAAAGTGAATACGCTAGACAATGTGATGCGGTGAACAAACACTTTATATCATTGATAGGTGAGTGGTTGTCAATAAATCCAAAAATGGTTTTTTTCATAGAAAATCCGAGAGGGATGTTAAGACACATGCCCTTTATGAAGGATTTTAAACGACATACCGTGTGGTACTGTACCTACGGTGATAATCGTGCAAAACCAACGGATATATGGACCAATTCAGTTGATTGGCAACCTCGAGCACAATGTCATAATTACAAATATGATGGGGATGGGAACATAATAGATAAACATTGCCATCATGAATCCGCCCGTAGGGGATCACGTACAGGTACACAGGGAAGAAAGGGAAGTTATGATAGATCAAAAATACCCGAACAACTTTGCTTGGAAATATTGTCCGCATCCCGGGTTAGTAGTATCAATATATCAAATGTAACGGATAACAAATGAAAATATAAAATATAAAATTATTTACCAATATAGTATATTGTTTTTGAATATATACTATATCTATAAACACCCCCTTATAATTGGGGATTAAATTAATTAAAAATAACAAAAACTTATTTATGAAAAACTCACAAGAATTATTTGAAGAAATTAAAGAATTATTCACCCAATTTGAAGATGAACACAATTCCCCCACAAAATCAGCAAAATCGAGAGCTAGAAAAGCTATCGGTGAAATCAAAAAATTAGTAACAGAGTACAGAAAAGTATCGGTGGAGGAAAATAAATAATATGGAGGCGGATAATACTATAATTAGATTAGTAAAAAAACGTGATGGCTCAATAAAACCATTCGATATTACCAAGATTCAGAGTGCTATTTCGAAAGCAATGATTGATGTGGGTTCGTATGATGAAAGAATGGTAGAAAAGATTTCTAATATCGTTGCAAGAAATTTATATAGGGGAAATGATTCGTTTTATGTTCCTCATGTGGATGTTATCCATGATAAGGTGGAAAACGAACTCATGGATTGTGGATTGAACTATGTCGCGAAACACTACATCCTATACCGGAACGAAAACAAACCGAGTATTTTTACGAAACGGATTGCACTCAAACCATTCGAGTACCCTGAATTATACGAATACGTGGAAGCAATCCGTCATTCATATTGGGTACATACCGAATTTAATTTCACATCCGATATTCAGGATATGAAAGTACATTTGAACGATTCAGAAGTTACTACCATCACACGAGCAATGTTAGCTATTTCACAAATAGAAATTGCGGTAAAAACATTCTGGGGAGATATATACAAGAAACTACCAAAACCAGAAATAGGTGGAGTTGGAGCTACATTCGCAGAATCCGAAGTCAGACACGTAGATGCGTACGCACATCTAATTGAAATATTGGGATTGAACGATCAATTCGATGAATTATTGGAAGTTCCTGTAATCAGAAGAAGAGTCAAGTATTTGGAAAAATGTATATCAAACACCAAATCCATGGATAATAAAGATTACTTTGAATCAGTCGTCCTATTCTCCATGTTTGTAGAAAATGTATCATTGTTCTCACAATTCTTGGTAATCATGTCATTTAACAAACACAAAAATATGTTAAAGGGTATGAGTAACGTAGTCGAAGCGACTTCAAAGGAAGAAAACATCCATGCAGAATTTGGATTTGATTTGGTAAATATCATTAAAAAGGAAAATCCCTCTTGGTGGACTGATGAATTGGTGGAGGATTTGGTAGATGCAACGTTGGATGCATTCGATGCTGAATCGGATATCATTGACTGGATATTTCAAAAGGGTGATTTGGATTTTTTAACAAAACAACAAACACTTGAATTCATTAAGGATAGATTTAACAGGTCATTGAACAACATTGGAATTGATAATATATTTGTATCGGATCCAGAAATTCTTAAAACAACGGAGTGGTTCGATGATGAAATCCTAACAACCAAACACACTGACTTCTTTAACAAGAGAAGTATAAACTACACAAAACGAGGTAAATCCGTCACAAGTGATGATTTATTTTAATTAACAATATAATAAAAATTAAGAATGGACGAAAGAGAACCGTTTGATTGGATAACGGCAGAATCCCGCACCTTTTTGGAAAGGGGTTATTTAAGCGAAAGTGAAGAACCGACCGATAGAATAAAATCAATAGCAGAACATGCAGAAAAATTATTGGGTATAGAGGGATTCGCTGATAAATTTTATGGTTATATGGGTAAGGGGTGGTACTCCCTTTCTTCACCCGTATGGGCAAATTTTGGAAAAGAAAGAGGTTTGCCCGTTTCTTGTTTCGGATCAAATATATCCGATGATATTGAATCCATTTTATTCACAGCTGCAGAAGTTGGTGAGATGAGTAAAATGGGTGGCGGTACATCGGGATATTTTGGAAATATTAGAGGCAGAGGTGCACCTATTACAGATAACGGGAGTGCACCTGGATCGGTACATTTTATGAACTTGTTTCAAAGTATGGTCGATAACATATCACAGGGGAACACACGGAGAGGAAGATTTTCACCATACCTACCATTAGAACATCCAGACATTATGGAGTTCTTAGAAATCGGCACAGAAGGGTTTCCTATACAAGATTTAACCCATGCGGTTACAGTTACCGATAAGTTCATGGATGAAATGATTGCAGGGGATGTTGAAAAACGAGCAATTTGGGCTAAAGTAATCCAACGAAGGGGTGAAATCGGTTATCCGTATATTATGTTTCATGATACAATGAATAAAAACGCACCCGATGTATATCGTGATAAAGGTGCTAAAATATATAACTCGAATCTATGTGTAACAGCTGATACTTTAGTTGATATAAAATTGAATGGTGTAGAAATGAATGTGCCTATAATTGCTCTTAATGGATTCTTTCAATTGGGCGGATACAGATCATTAGAGGTTAAATCGTTTAATATTGATACTGGAATTGTCGAATATAAATCGGTTACTGATAGTGAGTTGACAGCTCGTAGTGCTAAAATTATGAAAATTACTGATGAAGTTTCAGGAAAATTTATTAAATGCACACCTGAACATAAAGTTTATACATCCAATCGAGGTTATGTAATGGCAAAGGATTTACATATTGATGATCAATTAATTATCAATTAAAAAGTTCTATGTTCAGAAATTTCATTTCTTTATATTTATACGTAAAGAAATGAAATTATGAACTATGTTAAATTATATTACAATTTATGCAACTATTGTAGAGATACTAATGTTATAGATAGAATGGTTACTAGAAATAAAAATGATGAAAGAATTGGGAAAACGTACATATATACCGAAATCCATCATATTATACCTAAACATTCTAATGGATCGAATGACGATGTAAATTTAGTAGAAATGTTACCAGAGGAACATTATATGGCACATTTAATTAGATATTATGCGTATGATGATAGAAATGATTTTATATCGATTCGTCTAATGATTAATGGTTATATTGGAAAGAAATATGTTAATGATATACCTGTTAAAACTATGAACAAAATGGTCAAAGGATTCAAGCAGAGAATATATGAATTTAGAAAGTATAATGAGTGGCATACCAAAGAAGGAAGAAAATCAATTTCAAACTCACGTAAAGGTACATTTCCAGTAATTGATAGTATTACACGTGAAAGTATGGGTTCGGTTTCTAATTCACATCCAAATATTAAATCTGGGAAATGGATACATCATTCAAGTGGAATGACTTCAGTTACAGATCAAGATGGCAACAAACTATATATATCCTCAGCTGAATATCAAGCGAATAAGGATATATATCGAGCCAATGTTGGCGATGTTAGTGGTGAATTAAATCCGAGGTATTCTGGGATTAGCGATATTGAGATTATTAATCACTTATCTGAATTTTCACATAAAATAGATTGTGGATATATAATTAATTACGGTAGATTTAGAGATTTTTATGAAAAATACTATAATATAAAAATGCCAAAATCTTTTACTAAGTTTCGATTTGATGGTGCCGGGGTTGAAATGTTATATAATATTGTAAATAAAAAAACAGGACTATTAATAAATAAGTACCCTAGAGGATTACTTAATATGGAAATTAAAGAAAAAATGAATAATTTAAAAAGAATATTATAAATGGGATTAAAAATAGAATATATAGATGAACCAGTTCCAGTATATGACATAACCGTAGAGGATAATCATAATTTCTTCGGTAATGGTATATTAGTACACAACTGTTCCGAAATTGCTCTACATAATTCGGATGATGAATCCTTCGTATGTGTGTTATCATCAATGAACGTATTGCACTACGATGAGTGGAAATCAACCGACGCGGTTCAAACTATGATTTATTTCTTGGATGCTGTTGTTTCTGATTTTCTAAAGAAGTTGGAAGATTTGAGGGATTCATCCACCACAAGTGGAAAACGTGCATTCATATACATGGAAAAGGCCTATAATTTCGCTAAAAGACAGAGAGCACTTGGGTTGGGAGTCCTTGGATGGCATTCACTTCTACAATCCAAGGGGTTGCCGTTCGATAGTGTTGAAACATCTAAATTGAATGTTGAAATATTCCGATTCATTAAGGATAAATCATATAAGGCATCAGCCGAACTGGCTGATTTTTTCGGTGAACCGGAATACTTAATAGGATATGGTAGAAGAAATGTAACTTTAAACGCAGTTGCACCGACTACATCATCTGCATTTATATTAGGACAGGTATCTCAATCAGTTGAACCAATCTGGTCGAATTGTTATGTAAAAGATGTTGCGAAGATGAAAGTAACCATACAAAATCCGATATTAAAGAAATTCTTATGTTCTATAAATAAGGATAACAAAACCATATGGGATAGTATTAAGAAACATGATGGTTCGGTACAACATCTGGATTTTCTATCGACATCACAAAAAGACGTATTTAGAACATTTGCCGAAATAAATCAATCATCCATTATTAATCAGGCAGCGGTTCGTCAAGATTATATTGACCAATCACAATCGCTGAATTTAATGATACCACCGGATTTATCCACAAAAGATGTAAATAAATTATTAATTGATTCGTGGAAATTGGGAGTAAAAACACTTTATTATCAACACTCAATGAATTCAGCTCAAGTTCTTTCACGGAAGAAATTACAAATAAATGATCAAGAATGCTTGGCATGCCAAGGATAATATAAAGAATCTACAGAAAAAGCTGGTAGATCTCTAAAGAAAAGTGGAAAGCAAAAACGAGGAAACAATTCAGCTGCAAAACGGATATCCATTGATGGTATTGAATTTCCATGTGTGCGTGATGCAGTTGATTATTTTAATGTAAGTATATACAAATTAAAGAAACATTATAAATATAAAGAATTATGATAGAAGTAAAGAAATTCAGTTCAATTTATTGCGGCCCATGTCGTATGTTACAAAGAACATTCGATGAAGTGAAATCCGAAGTTAGTGGTGTATCGTTTACCGATGTGGATGTGGATATTAATGAGGCAGAAGCAATAAAATATGGAGTAAGTTCTATTCCATTGGTAGTCATTGAAAAGAACGGTCAGATTGTCAAAAAAATACAGGGAAGCCAACCAAAATCCACATACGTTAACGCAATAAATGAGTATAGGTAGACTACGTGGGGAAAACCATCCTAGATCAAAATTAAAGAACGATGAGGTTTTAAAAATAAGAGAATTATATAGGATGGGATTCTCCACGAATGTTATTGCAAGAAATTTCAAAGTAAGCAAATGGAACATACAGGAAATAGTTGACGAAAAAACTTGGAAACATTTATCATAAAAAATTAGGTAAATCCATATATTTTTCGTATCTTGTGTAAAATTAAAAGTAAATTATGTCAAAACTAAAAACAATAATACGGGAATCTTCATTATCTAGAATATGGAAACACGTATCGGAACACGATTCGGGTACAATCTCAGCAGAACGATCAAGGGAAGGGTGTAGCGATGGTGATCGTATAACAAAGGCTACAAATAATAAAAATAGTAGTAAGTTAAAAAGTAAGTTATTATCTATGGGGTATGGTGTAACTAAAGTTATGGGAACTTACATAGAAAACTACGGATCAAATAATGAAATACCTGTCAAAGAAGTAGCATTCGTTGTTATTGATTTAAAGGATACAGGAAAATTAAAATCAGATTTAATAAAACTTGGTACATATTTCAACCAAGATAGTATTACATTCTCCAAACCATCGGGTGCATACTTCCTTATCAGTACTAATACGTGTCCAGATGGTTACCCAGGTAAGGGTAGTATTGGAAAGAGTGTAAAACTTGGTAAATCATTCTTTGGTAAATCCGGTCAGTTTTATTCGAGTATTAATGGACGTCCGTTTACATTTGAATCGGTCGATAGAAATTTGGATACCATATTATCATATAGTATATCAGAAATACGGTCAATAAAACATTTAGCTGAATCAGTTAAAATATAAATAAAAATAAGATATGGCATCAATAAAAGTTTACATGAAAAACGAAGATGAGTACAAAGTTATAGGAACTCCATCTGTCCCCAAAGAACTAAGTAAACAATTTTTAAATCCAGATACAGGTGAAACCTTGTATTATATCGATAGGGATTATGGACTAGGACGGGGATTTATCAGTAAAATGGATTTTAGAAACTCACTATCCCAATGGCCAGATATGTGTAGGATAAACATTAAAATTAACAGAACATAAAAAATATAAAATAGGTTATGAGAAAATACACAGATGAACGATTAGAAGAAAATTACAATACTTTCATTAAAGCAATTAAAACCTCATTCAATGGTGATAGATTGGATAAATTACTTTATATGTACTCGATGGATGAACTAGGTCCAAATCTTTTACTTGCACCTGCTAGTGGAAATAAATATTATCATAATTCATATGATGGTGGATATATAGATCATGTCATAAACGTTGCAAGAAATTCGATTCGTATGTTTAAGTTATACCAAGATGTAGGTGGAAAGCCAAATTTTACACAAGATGAATTATTATTTGCTGCATTCCATCATGATTTGGGAAAACTAGGTACGAAAGAACACGTACACTACATACCCAACCCATCGGATTGGCACGTAAAAAATCGACACGATATTTACACGAGTAATCCCGAATTAAGTTGGATGTCCCACACCGATAGAACAATGTTCCAATTAGCACACTACGGTATCAAATACAACGAAAATGAGTATTTTGGTATGAAATTGACTGACGGGATGTATGATGAGGACAACGTTAAATATCTACGGACATATCAAAAGGAAAAGAACCAACGTTCCAATATAGGTTATATACTACACCTTGCAGACCATTTAAGTACATTAGTCGAAAGAGACTCAATACGATAATATGAAGGAAGCCGATAAGGTGTATTGTGATACATCTATAATATCCATAGCACCAATTACCAAAGCTGTTGCCAAGAAAATGATTATAGAAAATCACTATACCCATGCTTGGACGATGTGTCGTTATGCGTTGGGTGTATTCGTAAAATCCGATGAAGCTACTTTCTTCGGTGAATCGAAATTGATTGGGTGCATCATATATGGATATCCAGTCGGCCGCTCGGCTTCAAGAGCATTCTCGGAAGAATTGAAATCAGACCAGATTTTAGAATTGACTAGATTATATATAGATGATGGATATGGTTCGAATATCGAATCCTATGTATTGGGTCAAAGTTTTAAGTGGTTAAAGGAAAACGATAAGGATATCAAAGTACTATTATCATATGCTGATAACGGCCAAGAGCACTTAGGAAGTATCTATCAGGCCACTAACTGGATTTATCAAGGCTTGAACACGGATATGAACCTGATGCCGAACTGGAGTATTTCGATACAAGAAAATCCGTACAAATGGATACATAGTAGAACAGTATTCAGTAAATGGGGGAGCCATAATATAGAACACCTTAAAACCGAAATAGGTAAAGATGGATATAAAAACTTTTGGCGAATGCAGGAATCCGGTAAACACCGATACTTTCAGGTATTGGGACAGGACAAGACTGAAAAGAAAGCATTGTTAAAAACTATGAAATATCCACCAAAACCATATCCCAAAAGTGCTAGGGAATACGCTCCCGAAGTTACAAGGTACGAAACATACGAACCGGATAAAAGTAATGAAGTTAAATTTTGGTAAATCCAAAAAAAAATCGTATCTTACAAGGAATATACATAAATATGAAAATAGACTTAAGTAACGTATCTAGTATTGCTATCATGGATAATGATAAGAAAGTAAATGTGCTAACGGGAATTCCCGTACATATAGGATTATCTAATAATGGGGTCTAACAATTTACGTACAATCCGCCGTTCAATCTCATATCAAATAATATAATCACTAAAAAATAAAAATTTGTACAAAAATATTCATTATTCACGTCGTAAAAACATGATTTATGTTTGGGACGACGTTTTGGGATTGAAAACCTTTAAATATATCAAGTATGCATATCAACCCGCAATAAATGGTGAATATAGATCAATTTATGGTGATAAGTTAACAAAGACATATCAATATAACCATGATGATGCAGGATTGTTCGAATCCGATGTTCCCGAAACTACTCGTACTTTAATTGATATGTATTCTGAATCGGATGATGTATCGAACGGACACACCATACTTACTTATGATATTGAGTGTGAGATGATTAGTGGGTTACCAGATCCATTAGAGGCAACTAACGAACTAACATCCATAGCGTTACATAGTTCATACAATGACCAATATTGGGTACTCGTAATGGACAAGGATGGGTCCATGGTAGAACGGAAAACTGATAAAGCAATAGTTATTCCATTCCAACGGGAAGAAGATATGTTATTGAAATATTTGGAATTATACGAGCAGATCGCTCCAACCATCGTTACAGGTTGGAATTGCATTCCCACTAATTCTAATATTTGGAAAAAGCATGAAATTGTTAAACTAAATACTATATTAAAGAATGACGTATTATATGATTCTAAATGTACGGAATTATATCCAGTTTCAGAAAAAATAATAAATACAATATCTCTTAAAAATGGTGAGTGTCTTGATGCTTCAAGTGAACATAAATTTTTAGTTAGATATAAACATAAATCTAAATACACAAATTTACAGTCGTCATCCAATACATATACCGAATCATACCTAAGCACATCAGATATAAGAGAAAAATCTGATATGTATGATATATTTTTCCAGGTGAATGTAAATGATAATACTAATAATGATATAGAAATTTCTGATGATTGTCTTTATGCAATGGGATTAATATATACTGACGGTTCTATTAGCAAAACAGACAAATGTGTGTCTATTTATAATAATGATTATAATTTAATATGTGAAGTTAAAAAATACCTTGACACACAAAAACGTGTATTTCGTACTTCCAATTTTAGGGAATTGCCACCCAAAACAACATATAGATTGCGAACTTGGATGACAGAATACAATGAATTAACTAAGTATATAAACTTTATTTGGAACCCTGACATAAAGTGTAAACAACTAAATGTAAATTTATTATCAAAGTTATCCAAGCGTCAGTTCTGGATTTTTATGAGTGGGTGTATTGATGGTGACGGTCATGTTTTTAAGGATGGAAGTCGAGGAGTTAATTTGTGCAATTATAACGGAGATATTCATAATTTTGTAGAATTAATTCGTTGGAACGGTGCATTTTCATACAGCAATGATAATCAATTAACCATTCCGATGAATTCTAATAACTTATGGCTAAAAAAATATTTAATCTTAAAAATAAAATATAAAAAAGATGGACTCCAATCCCATAATACTTATGATATTAAGTATTCTAGATCAAAGACTATTAAATGGCGGTATGATTCCATTAGTAAATCATACTTTGTTGCACTAAAATCAATTGAGGTTTCAGACAAATCATCTGAAATGATGGATATAAGTTGTACGGGTGGTCAATTTAAGTATCGTGGGATTAGTACTCATAATTGTGATAATTTCGATACACCTATGTTGTACAATCGAATAAAACGATTATTAGGGGAAACCACTGCAAACAGATTATCACCGATAGGGGAGTGCTATTATTCACCTAATCGTAAACGATTTTCAATTGCAGGGGTTTCATATTTAGATTACATTACTCTATACAAAAACTATAATTTTGGAGAACTACCAAATTACAGACTAGATACAGTTGCTAAGATAGAGTTGGGTAGGGGTAAAATAGAATATGATGGAAATTTGGATGAATTATTTAAGGATGATATTGAAAAATTCATAGAATATAACTTAGTCGATGTAGAACTGGTCGTGGATTTTGAAAAGAAATTACAATTTATAGAATTATGTAGGGGTATATGTCATGCGGGTCATGTTCCTTACGAAGATTTCCCTTGGTCATCAAAATATTTAGAAGGTGCATTGTTGACTTATTTACGTAGAGGAAATTTAGTTGCACCGAATAAACCAAATAGAGTTACGTTACGCATTAAATCGGGTAGTAAGGGTGATAAGAATATTTATATGGATAAACTTCCACAAAATACACCAACATCAGGAAATATAAAAATATCAAAATCCCCATCATCACATTTTCAACTTGAATTTTCGGATGTTGATTTTAAAACGAATTCATTTATATTAAAAGAACCACTACCAACTACATTATTATCGGAGTGGAAGTTGAAAATAGATTTTGCTGGAGCATATGTGAAACCACCAATAGTAGGAAAATATGATTGGATCTTCGATTTGGATTTAACATCACTATATCCAAGTATAATAATGAGTTTGAATATTAGTCCTGAAACAAAAATTGCTAAAATAAAAGACTGGGATGCTAATAAGTTTTTAAACGGTGATGTTGATGAATATAGTATTGATGGTAATATAATTACTAAGGAAAATTTAAGAAAATATCTTGATGAAAGTAAATATACAGTTGCATCCAATGGAATGTTGTATCAAACTGATATAGTAGGTTGTATTCCCGGGATATTGGATTTATGGTTTAATAAAAGGGTAGAATACAACACCGAAAAGAAAAAATGGGGTAAACTTGGTGACAAAGATAAATATGATTTCTATGATAAACGACAGTTGGTACAGAAGATTTTACTTAACTCCCTTTATGGTTGTTTAGGGTTGGAAATCTTTAGATTCTTTGATATTCAAAATGCGGAGGCAGTAACGACTACTGGTATTTTCGTAATTAAATCTACGGCCGACATGACAAATATCAAATATAATAGAGAATTGGGCGGTCAACCTTATATTTTTAAATTAGAAAATGGAGAAACTATACAGAGATGGCCGAATTCAGATGTAAGTGTAAACCGTGAAGGTATAATTCAAATCATCAAGGCAAAGGATTTAGTTGAATTGGATGATATAATTATTTAAACAAAAAACAAATATGAAAATAACAAAAATTACTCGTGGGAACATCAGTATAGATGAAAGAGGACAGTGCGACTCTAACATTTATATTGATTTCTAATCCCCGTTAGTTAATTCTTTCGGGGATAAAATGTACACAGATTCAGTATTTTTTAGTGCAACACCATTGATGGATAATAGGTTGCCTAATTGGAAAAATGAAACACAGGAAATAATAACAGGATATGTAAACGATATTGCAACCGAAGTCCAAGATTATCTAAATAATTTTTATGATGTCCTTGCACCTAAAATATTTAATATCGATAAAGATAAACATAGATTTGAGATAAAGAAAGAATATGTTGCAAAATCTGGAATTTGGATTGCAAAAAAGAGATATGCACAGTGGATAATATCAGATAATGGGTTACCAGTTGATAGATTGGATGTAAAGGGATTGGATGTCAAACGTAGTTCATTTCCAACTGCGTTCAAGGGAATCATGTCAGAGGTTCTAATTTCAATACTAAAGGGTGAAACTGAACAAGATTTATCAGACAAAGTTTTGAAATTCAAAAAATCATTACCATCCATAAAAGTCAAATCCATATCTAAAAACTCGGCAGTTAAAGAGTTATCAAAGTATGTATCGAGTGGTGATAGACATCTATTTCAATTTAAAAAAGGAACACCCGCCCACGTAAAGGCCGGGATTGCATATAATGATTTACTAATACATTATAAATGTGATTTTAAATATGCTCCACTTTCGAACGGATCAAAAATTAAATGGATATATTTACGGAATAATCCATTAGGATTGGATGCACTTGGATTTACAGGATATCAGGATCCACCTGAAATTTTGGAATTATTGGAAACATACGCACATCATGATAAGATGTTCGAACGGGATTTAGAGGGCAAGCTCCAAGATTTTTGGGATTCGTTGGGTTGGGGAAAAGTAATAGATCAAAAGAAATCAGCAGAAAAGTTTTTCAGTTTTTAGATTGTGGAAGTAATGATTATAAATAAATTAAGTGAACTATGATTGACACATTTGAAGAACGAATAAAACATAAACTCCGTATTCGGGGGTTTTCGGAAAAAACAATACTCAACAATAGAGGTTTAATCGGTGCTGTAATCGAAGATGTAATATTAGACATGAATTTGAATGATTTAAAAAATAAATAAAAATTATGAAAGAAACAAGTTATGCAGATATGGTTACTGCATTAGTAAAACCAGGAAAAGACATTCTAACATCATTGACATCTGAACAATGTGATATGTTACATATGGGAATTGGAATATCAGGAGAATCAGGGGAACTTTTGGACGCAATAAAAAAATCGACCATTTATCAAAAACCTATTGATAGGGAAAATATCATAGAAGAATTGGGTGATTTAGAATTTTATATGGAGGGTTTACGACAAAATCTCGGAATATCACGTGAAGAAACTATTAAACAAAATATGGATAAATTATTAACAGGAGAAAAGGCTAGATATAAAGTTGGAAAATACACAGATCAACAAGCACAAACTCGTCAAGATAAAGAATAAATTATGAAACTATACGGTGTATCCGGTAAGATAAACTCGGGCAAGGATGAAATCGCGAAAATGATTCAATATTTGAATTATTGCAAATATAATAATGTAAACGAATTATCCTATGATGATTTTGAAACTTTATATGATACCGTGCGAACGGATATATCACGTACTAAAATAGAAAAGTTCGGTAGTAAGTTAAAGGATATTGTTTGTATCTTATTAGGTTGTACTAGAGAACAATTGGAAGATAGGGAATTTAAAGAAAAAGAATTAGGAGAAGAATGGTGGTATTATGGTTTTGGAGAAAACAAAATTAATGGAGTTGTTAAACTTGATTATAATAGTCATAAAGAAAACGTCACTGAAAATGGAGTAGATAAAAATGAACAATATATAGTTAAACTTACACCTAGACTTTTACTTCAATTAATTGGAACTGAATGTGGCCGTGAAATTATACACCCCAATATTTGGGTAACCTCGACTCTATCTAGTTATAAGGAACAACTTAGGTGGTTAGATGTGGATAACTACAATATAGAAAAACAACCAAATTGGGTAATTTCCGATGTAAGATTTCCAAATGAAGTAAGTAGTATCGAAAATTTAAATGGAATTGTAATTCGTGTTATCAGAGGAGACAATATAATCACGGAAAAAGAACATGAATCAGAAACTGCGTTAGATTCTCATATATTTGAATATATAATTGAAAATAATGGTACAAAGGCTGAATTATTAGAAAAAGTTAAAAAAATAATTGAAAATAAATCCAAATAAATTTGGTAAATCGAAATAAAAATCGTATCTTGTATGGGATATAATATAATCTAAAATTAAAATAATTACAAATGGAAAAACAAAAATTAAACAAGTTTATTAGTAAATATTCACTTGGTTCACTCATTGAAAGTGTTAAATGGCAATCTGAAAATAACACTTTACAAACATCATTTATTTCAGATGATAAATCTGTATTGGGTAAGGTATCCATGACTGAATTTGAATTTGATAATTCTGAATTCGGTGTATATGATACAAGTAAATTAAAAGGAATGTTATCCGTACTTGGTGATGATATTGATTTCTCAATCACATCTGCAAATGAAAAATCAGTTTCATTGAAATTCAAGGATAAATCAACTTCTATTAATTATATGTTAGCAGACTTATCGGTAATACCAAATGTTCCCGATTTAAAGACATTACCAGATTTCGATGTTGAAATTAAATTAGATGATGTCTTTATTAATAAATTTATTAAAGCAAAAGGGGCTCTTTCAGAGGAAAATAACTTTACGTTCATATCTAAGAATGGGAAAGATCAAATAATCCTAGGGTACACCACTATTAATTCAAACCGAATTACAATTGATGTTGATAGAGATGGTACAGGTGATGTAGAACCTATTTCATTTTCAGCAACATATTTGAAAGAAATATTACTTGCGAATAAAGATGCATCGGATGCAACATTAAAAATATCAACACAAGGATTATCTCATATTCATTTTAATGTAGGTAATTACTTATCAGATTATTATCTTGTGGAAGTTAAATCGTAAAAATCTTAATTTAAATGAACGATTTTTTCGGCACGGTTGATATGGATAATAGTAGGAAAGTTTTGGTGATACCAAATATCACCAATTATTCCAACATTGAAAAGGACTCCTTTGTGGATGTTATTAATAATCACATCGTTGCTTTACAACATCGAGGTGATTATTTTTGGCACATCATAATGCCAACCGGAAATCTTAGTAAGAAATTGAACTTGTTAGATAACGTTCAACAACATCAAATGGATATTCCAGGTGATATGATGAACCAACGTTCATTTCCATCCCCAGATATTATCAAATTATTACGTGATATCGATTATGATGCTATTTATTCACACTTACCCGATTGGGTACAAGTTGGTAGGTATAAAAAATCAGTAGATACCAAGATAATTGGATATTGTCATTGGTGGGAAATGAAAGGTGCCAACGGTGTAGATTATAGAGCTGGAAAACCTAAATGGATGTGGTTACCGGTAGAATTATTGGGAATTTCACAAATGGAAACGTGTTATCTAAATACACAAGACCAAAAGAATAGGGTAATTGAACAAGCTAAGGAAACCTTTAACGAAGACTTTGTAAAAAAATTGGAAGATATATTAGTGGTATGGAATCTCGGTGTGAACAAAAAATCGATAATCACTACTGCTAAAGACGAAAAAGAAAAAGTGATTGTGTTCAATCACCGTGCAGCCTCGTATAAGGGGTATCCGAAGTTCATAGAATATATGAAGGATTATCGGAAAAAAAGACAGGATTTTACGGTATGGGTGCCTCAACTAAACGGCACTCCTGATGAATCTTGGATAGATAATACCAAAGTACCCAAGCACGAATACTATAAACGATTACAGAGCTGCACCGTCGGTATCCAAATGAGGCAGACTAATTACGGTTGGTCGGTAAGTGGTACGGATTGTATGATGAACGGTACACCTATGGTATGGCAGGAATCCGATTGTTATCATGAAATAGATCCAGACGGATTGTTTTTCAAGACAAAGAACGAGTTGTTCGAACTATTGGATAAATTATTGGATAATTTAGAATTCCGTAAATTAAATGAAGCTCGCAGTTTACACCGATCACATATACTTTCAGAAAACGAAGGAAAAATGATTGACAAACTTAACGAAAAATTAAAGAAATAATATGAAATTTTGGGATACTGGTATTGATACTTCTATATTCGATTTCGAACGGGAAAAAAAAACCCTAATCGATAATCTTGAATACCTGAATTCTATGGGTGTTGAGGAACAGACCTTATATAAGAAATATGTAGAGTTACAGACACCATCGAGTATTAATAGTAGATCTGATTTTGCTAGATATTATGATTGGCAATGGTCACCAACCGATATAAACAATAAAGAACTTACGATTAAGGAGATAAGTGCGTTGGATCCTTATATCGAAATCGTAGAACGGGATGATCAGTTGGTGAAATGGACTTCGGTACGTAAGATGATACATACTATGAGTTGGACTGCTAACCCAGGTCGTAACGTGAAGATTTTTGTAATCGATAGAACATCGGGTAAACTTTTGGGATTGATTTCCCTTGCTTCAGATGTAACGTCCATCGGTTGTAGGGATAGGTATATCGGTTGGGGTAAGGAAGATAAGTTTGAAAATGGTAAACTTAACAGTACCACTATCGCTTCAACGATTGTATGTACCCAACCTTTAGGATATAATTTTCTAGGTGGAAAATTGATAGCGATGATGTGTACTTCACCTGCGGTAAGGGAACATTGGAAAGAAAAATATGATGATATCCTTATAGGTGTAACCACTACGTCATTGTACGGCATACATTCACAATATAACGGAATACCACATTTTAAGACAGTTGGTGAAACCACGGGTCAAACTTCACAGAAACCTGATGATTTCATTTATAAACCATGGCATGATTGGTTGAAGCAAAATTATTATGAGGAATGGCATAAAGCTGTTAGTGCTACAGGCCCTAAGCAAAATATATTGAATCGTATCTATAAACATATAGATATGTCAAGTAAACAATTCCAACATGGGTTCAGACGAGGTGTATATTTTGCTCAAATGTACGATAATGGGAATGATTTTCTATGTTCCAAAATTGATGAAAGTGAATTGGTAATGAAACAGAAAATGGTAGATGGTGTTCCATATATCAATAATTGGTGGAAACGTCAGGCTACCAAACGGTATGTAAAATTACACGAACAGGGTAGATTGAAACCTGATTGTCTATATTATCACAATGCAGTTGGCTGTAGCTGGGAAGAAATGAAGAATAAATATTTAAAAGAAGTTGGACGTTAATATGGAGTTTTGGGATGCAGAAGATGATAGGGTAGATTTTAATTTTGATACCGAAAAAAAGTACTTGATGGAAAACATGGAGTATCTTATGAATATGTCCGTTGAGGAGCAGACCTTATATAAAAAGTGGGTGGAATTACAAGAACCCAATGTTATAAAGGAAAAGTATTCTTCGTACGCTGGATTATACGATTGGCAATGGAAACCGACTGATATCTATAATAAGGAACAAACTATCAAAGAGATAGAAGAACTTGAACCCGAAGTATGGATAGTAAAGGATGATTCCGAGGCCACACGTTGGGTTAAATCTCGGAAGATGATACACACAATGAGTTGGACTGCTAATCCAGGTCGTAATATGAAAGTATATGTTACCGATAAAAAATCCCATAAGTTATTAGGACAGATTTCGATTGCATCCGATGTGACTTCATTAGGGGTACGGGATAAATATATCGGTTGGTCAAAGGATAATAAATTTAAGGATGGTAAATTGAACCATACAGCTATCGCATCAACGATAGTTTGTACGCAACCATTGGGATATAACTTTTTAGGTGGGAAATTAATTGCTATGATGGCCACAACAGCTCCAATACGTGATTTTTGGGAAGAAAAGTACGGACAGAAATTAATCGCTCTTGGTACAACTTCTTTATATGGAATTCACTCGCAGTATAATGGAATTCCACATTATAAAACTCTTGGTGAATCCAAAGGACAGGTATCCGTAAAACCAGATGATTCATTTTATGATCCATGGCATCAATGGTTGAAGGAAAACCGAAGTGAGTGGTATCAAAAAAATATAACCGATGAACGATTACGAAATGGTGAATCTATGGGAATCGCTTCTGGACCTGTGAATGGTATCAAGCAAAAAATTCTTGGTAAGATATTCAAGGAAATTAATATAAACCCAAAGATATACAATCATGGGTTTAAACGCGGTATCTATTTAGCTCAAATGTATGATAACGGTAATGAATTTTTACGTTCCGAGATAGATGAATCAGAATTAAAATTGAAAAAGAAATTCGATGATAATGTTACATATATAACAAATTGGTGGAAACCAAAAGCGATTAGACGATATACCAAGTTGTTCGATGAAAATCGTATCAAACCAGAATGTTTGTTTTACTTAGATGCTATCGGAACTTCTTGGGAAATGGTAAAAGATAAATACTTAAATGAAGTTGGACGTTAAAAATAAACCTAAATGTTTTTAAAACGAAAATATAATGAAAGAATATATAAGTACGAACCGTGTTTAACTTTTTTGAAAAAATAATATGAAACGTTATCAAGAATGTAATTTTTTAGAGAAGATTTGGAGGACCAGGTGGTATTTGGTTCTACCGTTTATTTTCTTATATGAATATACTAAGTATTCGTATAAAACAAAAACATTTGATAAATATGGGGCTAATCTTATTTGGAGTATTAATGTTAGTATATTACAGTTAGATAAAATGAATTATTATTGGGAATCGGAAGAAGTTTTTAGTAGAATCAAAACCGTAATAGAAAAAAAATGATAGAACATCAAAAAATAATAGATAAACTCTATTTTGATTTATTTGGCCAACGGATAAATACATTAGATGTATTTGATGATAAATTTTGGGAAATATGAAATTAAAACAAGACTAAATGTTTTTTAAACGAAAAATTCAAAAAAAGTATATTACTACTATATAGATGGTGTCGATGTTGAAACCATATCTGCACTATTAGGAATACACCATGATGATGTAGATGAAATAATTGATTATTTAAACTATTTAATATAAAGATATGGCAGGAAACGACAACGTATCATACAGTGGATGGTATACGGCCCGTGAAGTATTTGAAATAGAAAACATAAAACAAAGGCATATAACTACTGTAACTCGTGGTTGGGTTAACAGATCCGGGAACGTGGTAACATTTGGGATGTGTAAATGATGAAAGAATATATAAATCATACAGGAGGTTGTGTCGGTGCGGATATGAGTTGGGAAACCCAAGGGATTGAATATGGTATATATTCTATATCATATTCATATAGAAACCATCACCAAAGTGGTAGAAATCAATACATCATGACCGTGGATGAATTGATGGAGGGATGGGAAAATGTACAAAAGGCAGGACAATCATTAAAACGGAATTTAAAGACAATTGAGTATAATCCGTATGTTAAAAACTTACTATCACGAAACTGGTTTCAAGTAAAACATTCAGATGCAATATTTGCCATAGGTACATTTGTGAATTCCAAATTAACAGAAGTAAGTGGTGGTACAGGTTGGGCAGTACAAATGGGAATTGATAATAATAAACCAGTATATGTTTTTGATCAAGAAATGAATAGTTGGTTTATGTACTTATATTCAGAATGTAAATTTACTAAGTGTTATTCGATACCTAAATTAACAGAAAATTTTGCAGGAATTGGTACACGCGGCCTAAATATTTTTGGAAAACAAGCAATAGAAGAAATATATAAACATAATTTTAAGAAATGACTTGCATAGTTGGAATAATAGATAAGGAATCCGCATTGGTGGTAATTCCGTCGGTGTATACTGGACAGATATATACATTAGAAAGGATGTAAAGGTATTTAGAGTAGGTGAATCACATGATAATTATGCATTAATCGGATGTGGTGAATCATATGCATTGGGTTCTTTATTCGAAACTCAATCAAATCTATCACCGAAACAGAGAATAATCAAATCGTTGTAATGTATATCCAAATTCAGTAATGGAGTAGCACCACCATTCATACTAGAAAAAATATAATTTAACAAAACTTTAACTTTTAGTATGTGGTAGAAAAGTATAGACCTCATACTTATAAGTATGATTATATACAAAGTAACAAATACTATAAGCAATAAAGTTTATATAGGACAAACAATTCAGACACTACCACAAAGACAATCGGTACATCGAAAAACAGCAAAGAATGGATCCGAAACTAATTTCCATAGAGCATTGAGAAAATACTCAAAACGCAATTGGAAATGGGAAGTATTGGAAACTGTAAAATCGGCTGAATTACTTAATGAACGAGAGATATTTCATATTAGAGAATATGATGCATATAAGTCAGGATATAATATGACCGAAGGTGGTGATGGGGGATTGACATATAAAAAGGGAACTGAATTATACGAACGTATCAAACATAAACTTGGTAAATGGGAGAATGGAAATCCGGGTGCAACACCAATTGCAATAAAAAAGAGATTAGAAACTTTCAAATCCGTAAATTGGCCAAGCGGTGAAACTCACGGTAACTATGGAACGCATCCTGAAAAACCATCTTTACGTGGCAGTGGTAATCCAATGTATGGTAAGACACCTACAAATGCTCGTAGAGTAGAGGTTGATGGAATTGTATATAAAAGTGTTGCTGATGCAGCTCGGAAACTGGATACCAATAATAATACGATTAGGAGAAGGTGCTTAAATGAAGAATTAACAAATTATAAATATAAATAGAATATGGGGTTTTTTGAAGAAAAGAAATCAGTAAAAAAAGTAAGTAATTCACTTTGGTGTGAACAGTATAGACCAACAAATTTAGAAGAATATGTTGGTAATACACATCTAAAGGAAAAGATTCAGGGGTATTTGGAATCGGGTGATATTCCACATTTATTGTTATTTGGTAAAGCTGGCACCGGCAAAACTACATTAGCTCGATTGATAGTAAACACAATAGAATGTGATCACATAATCATAAATGCATCCGATGAAAACAACGTGGACACGGTAAGAACCAAGGTCAAGGGATTTGCATCAACCGTGGGGTTTAAGGATAAGAAAGTTATTATATTGGATGAGTGTCTAGATGAAAATACATTGGTTTCGGTTATGCGGAATGGTAATGAAGTTAAACTTCCAATTAAAAGTTTAGATGATAAAAATGATTTAGTAAAATCGTGGAATGTGGATAAGAGTCAAATCCAATGGCGACCTTTTTATCATTGGAATGTGGGTGTTAGGGATGTCTATGAAATTGAACTTGAAAATGGAGAAATAGTGGTATGTACCGAAGAACACAAATGGTATGTATTGGATAAGAATGATAATCTGATAGTAGTAAAAACTAAAGATTTACATAAATATAATTATATTTTATCCCCACAATAGGAT